AAGTCTGAGGCTGTTGTACAGCTCTTAGAAGGCATTAGAGCAGATTTAAAAGAGTTAGTACTAGATGAGCTTAGTAAGTATCCTGGAGGCAAGGCTGAGGTCTTAGGAAGCGAAATGGCTAAGTTTGAATCAGGAGTTAAGTATATCTATGACCAAGACTATACTTGGAGCAAGATGAATGACCAATTAGAGTCTATGAAGTTTGCTATCAAAGAAAGGGAAAAGATGCTTAGAACACTACCAACGTCTATGGTTGACCCTGAATCAGGCGAAATGGTACACCCAGCACCTAGAATTAGCACTACAACCTTTAAGATTAACTTAAAGAAATAAAAACTTTGACCACCTCAAGATATTAAATATTTTTAACCAAGATAGTAATTAGGGAACTTGGGGTGGTTATTTTAAACTACAAACATGAAACAAACGATAATATTTTTATACGAGTTAGTAAAGTTTATAGTAATATCAATACCACTAGCAATATTTTTATTTGTAACATTAACCATAATTAGTAAATTCAAGAAGATATGATGGAGATTGCAGGATTAGAGAACTCAGTACCAGTGAGGATGATTTATGTTGACGACAAAAGTGAAGTATTGTTTAAATCTTTAGCTCATGCAGCAAGGAATACAAGGATTACACAAGACGCAATAAAGAAGTCACTTAATCCGTTATTAAAACGTAGATTTAAGCATAATGAAAGAGATGTTATTTTTAGGATAGTTAAGACAAATTAGTATATTTGTCATGAGTATTGCAGACTCATTAAGAACTTATTGCCCTTGATACGAACCCCTATCTGCAATGTAGGGGGAACTTGATAGGGCACTTTTATTTTATGGAAAGAGATTTTAAGGGAGTTTGGATTCCCAAAGAAGTGTGGTTAGATGAAAATTTAACATGGATGGAAAAGCTATTGTTGGTAGAAATAGATAGCTTAGATAAAGAGAAAGGTTGCTTTGCGAGTAACAAGTATTTTGCCGAGTTTTTTCAGTTGAGTCCATCAAGAATTAGTGAGTTAGTAAGTCAGTTAGTTAGTAAGGGCTATATAACTACCTTTCTTTTATATGATGGTAAGCAAGTAAAACAAAGGATTTTAACACCTACAGTACCTATTCGGAAAAGAGAATTAGGTATTCGGAAAGTCGAAGGGGGGTATTCGGAAAAGGCGAAGGATAATAATACAATACTTAATAATACAATTAATAATAAATCTATAAATATATCTTTCGATACATGGTGGGATTTATATGATAAGAAAGTTGGTAGTAAAAGTAAACTAGAAAGTAAATGGAATAAGCTAACTGACGATCAAAGAACACAAGCTATTAAACATACAAAGGAATATAAGATAGCACAACCTGATAAACAATACAGAAAGAATCCTGATACATACTTAAATAACGAATCATTCTATGATGAGATAATTAAGCCTAAGGATTTTAACCAAATACCTACAAACAAAATAACTACACAAATCAAACTTAAATGATAGCTATAAACCTACCAAAAGCTTTAGATATTGAATCTAACATACTTGGAGCTTTGCTTTTAGACAAAAGGACTATCCCATTGGTTATAGGTCATCTAAAAACTGACATATTCTACGATCTAAAGCACCAAAAAATCTTTAACGCTATTAAGGAGATGTATGATAGTAACATATCTATAGACCTTACTACTGTAGCTCAAAAACTTTCCCAAGATAAGGACATACAAGATGTTGGTGGTGCTTTTTACCTATCTAAGTTAACTGATAATGTAATAACAACTGCTCACTTAAATACCCATATTGAGATTGTTATTGAGATGTACAAGAAGCGTGAAGCCTATAAAGTACTTAGAATAGCTGAGAATAGTTGTTTAGACAACGATAGTGTAGCAATAGATTTACTATCGGACCTTAATAGTCAACTTATAGGTTTACTTGAATATGGTAATTTATACGAAAAAAGCATAACTGACGTGGTTATGGCTATCAACTTTGCTAGGGATTTAGCTAGTAATGGCGAACTTTTAGGATTTAATACAGGATTCCAAGAGCTAAACCAAACCATAGCAGGATGGTGTAAACCTGACCTATGTATTATAGCTGCTAGACCAGGAGCAGGTAAGACAGCAATGATGCTTTCTAGTGTTTACCACTTAGCTATCTTAAATAGCGTTCCTACGGCTATTTTTAGCCTCGAAATGAGCTCCGAACAGCTTGTTGAAAGGTTAGAGTCAATAACGAGTCAAGTGCCTTTAAAACGCCTTAGAACGAATAATTTGAATGACTATGAAAGGAAGCTACTTTTAAAGACAGATGACAAGATAATCACAGCACCCATCTACATAGAGGATACTGGAGGAATCAGTATCTCACAACTCAGAGCTAAGGCTACTATTCTAAAGCAGAAGTATGGTATTAAAGTCATATTCCTAGACTATCTTCAGCTTATGAGTGGACAAGGCAAACAAAACCAAAACCGAGAGCAGGAAGTAAGTTTTATAAGCAGAAGCCTTAAAGCCTTAGCCAAAGAGTTGGAAGTACCTATTATCGCATTATCTCAGCTATCTAGAAAGGTTGAGGAAAGAGCTGACAAGCTACCAATGTTGTCTGATCTTAGAGAATCAGGCTCAATCGAACAAGACGCTGACATTGTTATTATGCTCATGCGACCATCTTACTACGAAATGAAAGAACCAGTTGAGATTGGTGGTAAAGAATACAATCCTGACGACCTTGTTATCGTAAAGGTAGAAAAGAACAGACATGGTAAGACTGGTAATATACCTATTAGATTTATTGGTGAAACAACCACATTTGAAGACTATAAAATTTAAACTATGAAAACAGCAATGCAAGAATTATTAGATATTACTTATAAGTCTATATCTAATGCTAAAGAACTAAAGTTAAATGGTCTTAATGATCAACGTGAAATAGACATTTTATTGAATGTATATAATGTTTATAGGGTTATAATAGAAAGAGATATGCTTGAAAAAGAAAAAGATAGAATGTTTCATTCTTTTTATGCTGGAGTTGGATATGATGAAGTTTTAGATGATTGCGACAAAATATTTGAACAATATTATAATGAAGTATTTAACCAAAACAAATAACTATGAAAACAGCAATGCAAGAATTAATTGAGTTAATTGTAAACAACAAAACTAGGCTTGATATAATTGAAAAAAATCAACAAATGTGGCTTGAAAAAGAAAAAGAGCAGATAATTACCGCTTTTGAAGTTGGATATAAATCTTGCGATTTAGATGAAACGTTTGAAATTAATAGGAAATTAGCAAGTGGAGAACTGCACTATAACAAAACTTATAAATAAAACAAATAACATGGAACAAAACATCACACTAATCGACCAAAAATTCCCTGAAGTGGAATATGTACAAGGAGAAGACCTTAACATCGAGAACATGAAAGAACGTATCGTTACTAAAGCATGGTATGATACTGCTAGATTTAACGACATAACAGACATAGCAGTTGGTATCGGTATGGGTACTAGAACACTTTTCTTTTATGCTAAGAAACTAAAACTACCTAAGAGAAGTGGACTTAAATAGGAACTATAAGAATACTCGTAAGTTCGACATAGAACAAGCTAAGGCTAAAGATGGCACTTACCAGGCATTGTTATTGTTTGCTAGGAACACAAAAATCCTCGTTATCCAACAGCCAAAAGCCCTAAAGCAGAAATATATGTGGCTTGAATATGAGAATAATGGTAAACCTAGTGGTATAGCTGATACAAGAGTAGAGTTCTTTGCTATCAACTTTGACCTTAAAGATAGAATCTACTTTATAAGGGCTGAGATGCTTAGAATAAAGGCAAGAAGACACTTTAAATGGGGTAAAACTAAGATAGTCGAGGGCATAAGATATGTAAAAGTTCCAACTGTGGAGATGATACGTTTCGATTAATTGATGTAATTTCGTTTATATGACATACAAAACAGCAAGTGACTTAACCAAGATGATGCTAGAATATTTAGATAGTTTGGGTTATGAAGTATGGAGGAATAATAACCTAGCAGTTAAGGGAAGGTCTTTCATTGGTAAGAAAGGTTTACCTGACATTATTGGTTACCATAAGAACTATGGTCAGTTCATTGCTTGTGAGATTAAAGCTATAGGTGATAGGTTAAGCGTATCACAAATAGAGTTCTTAACTCATTTAGGTATGTGCGGTGGCACATCTATTGTATGTCAACAAGTATCAGACGGAACAATTAATTTAACAATATTTTTAGACAATGGCGAAAGCAAAATCAGCATCTGGGACGAGTATAAAGGTGAGTTTCGGGAAGCGTAAAGAAGGGAAGGCAAAGAAATCTTATAACAAACATAGTCCAAGACCTAAAGCATATCGTGGTCAAGGACGCTAAACAACAATTATGGAAAATCAAGAATTAGAAAACAAGGCAGAAAAAGTAACTAAGACAACTAAACAAGAAGTTAAGGTTACTGTAGTTCCTAAAGAAAGCAAGTTTGTAACTGCTGAAACTATTAAGTTAGTAGAAGACATCTTAAACGATGGTACAGTAGATATTAAATGGAGAGCACAACTTAAAGAACAAGTAAGAAAATATAAAGGGTATGGAGAATAAGTATGACACTATAGTCGAGTCTGTGATTACTAAGTATAAAGATAGAGCTAACATTGGCTTTACGAAATACGGAACTAACCTAGACAGAACTGACTTAAACACCAAAGAATGGGCTGAGCATTTACAGCAAGAACTTATGGATGCTGTATTATACTTAGAGAAATTCAAAGAAGGAATTAAAAATAGTTTATAAACCAAAACAAATATCATGGCAACGCAAAAAGAG